TTCTTTAATGTCAGAGCCGTTTCCCTGATAATTTCCGCCATAATACTTTTGGATGAATGATGTGACCAGTCCATATCTGTTCGATCCGTCCACCGTCATTATAGGGTCTTCAATCGTCTGTCCCCGAACTTCTCCCTGCGCCGTTTCAGAATGGTATTGGATAAGCGTAGGGCTGATAAGACAATGTTGATTACCTGTGGTGATCGTATGTATCGGATCTTTGCAGTTTCCACCCGGATGATTTGTTGTATTTGTCCCCATATAAGGTGCAAGAGTCGGCTCACACAGATAATGCTTTCCGCTCCCCACAATAGTCGGCAATGGCTTTTCGATGTCGTGAACTCTAGGCACCTGTCCTTTCCTCTCCCCGTACCCAATAGGAACAATAAACGGTTCCGGGTTGTCCAGCACAAACTTTTTCAGTCCTCGTGCTATTCTCTCCATCGTCTTCGGTGCCAGTGGGCGTACCGCCCGGATCCCGTATTTCTCTTTGATTTCCTCGGACGTATCAAAAATGGACGGACATGGAAGAGAAAAGTCAAGCTGCGTGTATGCTCCCACATACGGTTTCAGCAGCCCAGCCTTGACCTCGTCACTGTCTGCCGGTGCGTGTGTCGGCTCTGGCCAGACTATCGGCTTACCATCACACCGCGCGATCATGAAGAATCGTTTGCGCATGGTCGGCGCTCCATAATCAGCCGCAACCAACTCCCGGAACTCTACCTCATAGCCTAAATCTGTGAGCTGCTGAACAAACTTCCGAAATGTTTCGCCCTGTTTGCTCTTGATCGGATGGTGCCGCCGCCCAAGCGGACCCCAAGTTTTAAATTCCTCCACATTCTCCAGCATGATGACCCTCGGTCGCACCAGCCCCGCCCAGCGGCAGGCTACCCACGCAAGGCCTCTGATGTTCTTATCCTTGGGCTTGCCGCCCTTTGCCTTACTGAAATGCTTGCAGTCCGGCGAGAACCAGGCAAGTGCTACAGGATGTCCTTTGCAGGCTTTTACCGGATCAACCGCCCAGACGTTTTCACAGTAATGCTTCGTGTTCGGATGGTTCGCCTTGTGCATCTTAATAGCTTCTGGATCGTGATTGATCGCAATATCAACGCTGTATCCAGTTGCTAACTCTATACCGGTGGAAGCACCACCGCCACCGGCGAAGTTGTCAACGATCAGTTCTCCGTTAATCATTTGCAACCACCCCGCTTTCGCTTCTCAAGTAATCCATATACCCCACAGACTGGGTAAGCACATACACCGACACAGCGTTCGTGATCCTATCTACCAGTTCAGCAGAATCCTTGTGCCTTTCATACGCATCTTTTACCACTTCGCCGATCTGCGTGTACTGTGCTTTCCCCTGGCTGTTGATCCATGCAGTCAGATCTTTTACCGCTCCACATTTTATCTGGGATTTTAAATAGTCCGTCATTTCAATCTGACCATCACACTCATAATTGCCTAAATCTTTCATTTCCTCTCAAAGGAACCCGGCGCGCCTTTTATCCGGATAGGTTCCGGCTCCTTTCTGTAATTTACCTCTGTGCCAAATAACACATTATCCCGCAATCTGGGAATATTTCTGTGTTCATGTTACCTCTGTCCGGGTCAAGTTCATCCAGATATACCGGATTCCCTTTTCCGTCCTTAAGGATTGAATAACCGACTTCTCTTTCCAGCTTTGCCCGACTTTCAAATACCTCTGGAAAATCTTTTCTGATTCGGTTCTAATATCCCATACCGCCCTTGACGCATCCGATACAGTTGTTGTTCGGATAGCCAAGATCGTACATCAAAGGTCGGGCAAAATCAAAAGTCCTTTCAAACAATCCATGTACCTCTTCTTTCGAGAGATTTCTTTCAATGAGCGGAAATTCATGCATAGCTTTCGGATTTGCTTCTATCGTCCTCTCTGCCCGGTTCTTTTCCTTTAGGTCAAATCCCCAAACATAGGTCAATTCACAATCCTTATGCTGCTCTTCCCACTCTTTTCTTACTCGTTTCTTTAGCCAGTTTGTGCAGGGTGCGAAACCATTTGCCGGACTTCTGAATCCTCCGAACGTCCTCACGCAATCCTCTACACATCCGTACTCTTTTGATTTCAGTATCTTGATTTCCTTTCCGATTGCTTTTTCACAATCCTTAATAAATCTGATACTATCCTCATGTTGGTCTTGAATGTCTATGTAAATCCATTCGTCAACATTCCCCGCAAGATACCCAGCCATAAAACTTGATATTCCTGCACTGATCCAACATACCTTTAGTTTCTTTTCTGTCATAACACCACGCTACAAATCCATGTATCGTGGATAAGGAATATAGGCTTCCCATGCTGACGGTCTGAAACTCACATAAGTCAAATATGCTATATGTGCGCTACTTCAAATTCCACCTTATCGAATCATCAACGCTACTATTATTCCCTTTATGCAAAATCTTTGACACCTTTAAGTTGCAACCTCGGTTTACCGAGGATTCGTTATTCCTTTCTCTCTAAAATTTCATCTAAGCATCCGTTCCACCCTGCATCGAACCTTCCATTGTCACAATGATCTGGATGAGCTGATTCGGCAGTTCCCGAAGTGGGCAAAAACTCACTCTATCCTCCGAACTGTCTGATCCATCATAATAATCATCAGCAAACATGCAATACAATCCACTTGGATCATCATTGGCCAGCTGGCAATCTGCGCAACACTTCGGCATATCCATAACCAATACTGCTTTAGGCATCTTCATTCCTCCAAAACTTCAGTTTATTCAACCAACATAAATTACAATTGCTGAAACAAATTCGGTATTCTTGACTTTTTCATCAATCACCTTTTCGTAATCCTCATCTGATAAACTTTTATACTCTTCTTCGTCAGCGAGGTCATCCGAAAGTTTATCACGATATTCATCCTCGTCCATCCAGTAATCACCGTATAATGTGAGTGATTTGATTTCGCCGGAAGAGGCATACGCTTGTGTATATTGATGCTCTCCATCCCACGAATCCTCACCACAGAAAAAGATTACAGGTAAATCCGGATTTTCCAAAATAAGATTTCGCAATATAGTTGTGTCTTTTATACTACATTCATTTTTTAACATATTTATCCTCCTAATCTGCCATTACCGGCAAAGCAAACGCCCACAGGCACCATGCCGATCCTGTCATCTTGATTCCGGCGATAACCGCAATGCTAACGGCAATCCACTTCACCGCTTTTTCAAAGCTCGATTTTCTGTTCTTGCGCTTCTCCCGGCATATATCGTAGCTCGGGCACTCCATGCAGCAATATGTTTTTCCAAGTTTGCATTCTTTTTCGCAACTCATTATTTTCCCTCACTCTCTATATGGTTCTGGCAGTGGCATCCACGCATTCACTATCAACTCTTCCTCAAGGCACGTTTCCGTGTCATCCCCTACATAGAAGTTGCCACCCTCATCTTTATTTCCCTCATATCTGCCAACTACAGGCAAAGAGAAGTTTTCAAATGACAGCAATATGTATTCTCCGCTCTTCGGAAGTCTCTCACTTACCGGAATCCACTGCCCAAACTCCGGGCGCTTTGCCATGTTCTTTATGCATTCAATCATGTTTTTCCACCCACCTCCCCTTGCCCTGGAGCGCATAAGGCTTTTCCCGGAATCGTTCCAACGCTTTTTTACTTTTCTTCTTTTCGTAGCTGTTGTATTTTGCCGATCTCACTACTTCTTTATATGCTTCTCTAACCACGTGCTCCCGCCTCCCGCCTTGCTACATATGCGCCATAACTCATTCCAAGCTTACGTGCTTCTTTTGCAGTTTCTGTCAGCTTGTCTACTTTTGGTCGAGGATTTTTTGCTTTTCTTTTTTTGCATTGTTCGCTGCAATACATCGTTCTAGTGTTTGTTGTATCAAACCTTTTGCCACACACGGGGCATCTTTTTTCGTGAATTACACGCCTATACATGCTTTCTCCTTTCCTTCCCGGAGGCATTCCTCCGGGAAGCTCCATTGTCATCAAGTGTCGTGTGATATAATAATTAACCAAATGTTGGGAAATCCCACTTGTGATATACCAGATCCTTCTCATCCCACTCTTTGTACTTCGACTTTAAGTGTTCTCGGAAGATATCTATCATTTCTGCCCGCAGTCCCTTACTGCCATTGTCCAGTAGCATATGATGGTAGCGGCATCCTACTGCGCCGTTTTTCTGAATTCCAAGACCGCCCTGTGATTTATTGATAAAATGCATGATGTCCTTAATCTGGTACAGCATCGGGTCTTTGTTCTCCATGTGATACTGCCGGGTGCAGAATATACACTGGTCATCGTCCCGGAACGCAATCAGCCGCCTAGTATCCTCGTCAAACTGGTACTTAAGGTTTTTACTCGTCCTCTGCCGCATCCTGCTGGTCCTCCATATCCTCAATTCGCATCTGGATGGCGTCCTGGATCTCTTTAATCTCGTTCTGGAGATCAACAATCTTTTCTGCCTCATCCTTGATCTGCGCCGCCATCTCTGCCACCTTTTCCCAGTGCTGCATGCTGATTCGATTTCTCAGCGCCACCTCATGTGCCGATAGTGACTCCGCCCAGTAGTGCTTCTTTGCCTCCAGTTCCGCGACTTTCGCTGATCGTCTGCCCTCTACATGGCTTGTCTGATTTGCCTTTGCTGTATCTTCCTCCGACTGCTGCTCCTGCGGCTCATTCTCTCCTGTGCTTTGCGCCGATCGCTCCCGCTGTTCATCCTCTCCGATGCTTTCCGCCGGCTGTGACTGCTTCTCGCTTTCTGTGCTCTGCTCCTGCACTTCGTTTTCTCTGTTCTGCTCTACTGACTGCCCCTGTGGTGCTTCCGGCTGTCCCTGTGGCTTCTCTTCGATCTTTTCCTCTGGTTTCTCTGCCAGCCTTTCTTTCTTTGGCTTTGGCGGCAGCTGCACATGGCTCTCCTTTTTTGGTTGCACCGGTGCAACCGGCTCTTTTTTCACCGGCTCCGGATATGCCAGGTTATACAATTCGCTCCACTGTTTTTTTGCGTCTGATCCGCCGCACATATCCATGAGCACCTGCGCCGCATCTGTCTTGCTGTATGTATGTCGCTGTCCGTCGCGGATCAGCATCACTGATACCTGCTCACTGTTCTCATCGATTTTGACTGAGCATCTGCCCTCTCCCGGAATACGGGTCATAATCAAGATAAATCCCCCTGGCGCGAGTGTATTTACCAGCGCTTCTGCCGTGATCTCCCCGGTGCGGCACCGCTGTGCCTCGTCCCAGATTTGTGCATAGTTCTCCGGCGTATCTTTTCCCCATTGGTACAGTGCCTTGGCCAATGTGTCGTCGAGCGACTGCTGCACCTCGTCCTTTTCCTCCAACATCACCTCGATGTCCGTTTTTTTCTTCTCTTCATCCACCTCGTCCTTGATCGCTTTGATCTCCGCCTTGCTCATCTCCGGACTCAGCATCTCATTGACCTCCTCCGGTAGCGTCAGCATCATTGCCAGCTTCGCGTAGCCATAATCCTTATACTCCTCGCGCAGCTCCAGTGAGTAGCCATCTTTGGCAAACCGATCATTGATGTTGATAAACCTCGACACCTGCGTCTTTTCCAATCCGAACTCTTTTAACGCGAACTCATTGACACTCTCATAGCCGGAGCCCTCAAGAATCCTCGTATCCCGTGCCACTTTTAACATGTACCCGATCCGCACAAACGATTCAGCCGCCCGCTGCAGATCTGATCTTAAGTCCTGCTTATACACGGTATAGTCTGTGTATGTAATCACGTCGCTCCCATCATGTCTCTTTTCCATCAATTCTTCCATTTTTGTCCTCCTTATGACCTTACTTTTCGTATAAACTTATACTTTTCGCTCCTTTCTCTCCATCTCTGCATGTAACCTTGCAGTGTACGCGTTCCCGCGTCGGATCTCCAATGTGTATAAATTCCCCTGTAGCGCCGCCATAAGCTTCTGCCACAGGTCCCGATTCTTTACCTCTGTGCCTTTCACGGTCTTCCACCCGCTCTTGATCCACTTCTCCACGTGTCCATCATCTTTCAGTCCCTGGTACAGGTACTCCGACTCTGTGTAGAGCGTCAGGACACACTTCTCCCGCATCCGAGCGAGTGCCCGCAACAGTGCGATCAGTTCCGCCCGATTCTCATTCACATCCTCCACCGGTTCGTAATCGAATAGTACGTCCGGCTGCTTGTGTCCTTCGGCGTAATATTCCAGGGCATATCCAATATGCCCGGTTTTGCCCCATCTTCCCCCT